TCTGGCGATCCTATCAACTTCTGCGTCAATGCTTCCAATTCCGTCATAGTTCACCACTTCCGCTTGTATCTTTTGTGGAGCATCAATGCCTAAGATCCGCGCTCTACGGTCTATAACCCTAAGCACAAAGTCTGCCGCTCTCAAATTACCGTTTACTGCCGGATCCCAATAGGTGCGTTGTAATGCGTCTAAGCGATCAAGTTCAATGCGCCTTGCTTCATCTGTTGGCTCTTGCAGGGTTCTTTGGCAAGCGCGTTGATAAGCCTTCCATGCACCCATAGGCGTTGCATAACTAACAGCGTCAGCAATCTGTTGCCATGTATTACCTTCACGGCGTAATTCAACCACCGCTAGTTCACGGTCTAGTTGTGCCGGTTCTGGTGTTTTTATACCCATAGTTCTACTGTAATGTGATAGAAAACTTTACGCAAAGTGAGATAAAATTTTATTCAATGAACGCTCTGCCTGTTTTCATAAGGTTGATCCGGGCATCTAGTAATTCATCAATACTTACTTGCAGATCTTCCTTCTTCTTCCAGTTCATGCGGTTGCCAAAGGTATCGGTCTTTAGTAACTCATTGACATAGGCAATGGTTTCATCAATGTCAGCCAATGTGACTTCATCTGTGATAACTACGGGCATGAGCCAATACTACGATTGCTTACGGCTCTTTGCTTTAAGTTCTGCTTCTACTTCTTGCCTTACAAGATCAATTAGGTTTTCTATCTTGTCTGCTAATTCATCTCTGTTTTTGGTGCGTAATCTATCGGCAAACATGCTTAATGCAATTGCTACTTCTGGATCTTCACTAATTACCATTCTAAGCCAAACCAAAACGGTCCAATGTCAATGCTTAGTTGCCAATGATCAATGCTGAACCCTAGGGCTACGCGCTTCCAATTCATACCGTAATGGATCCAATACTTGCCGGCTTTAATTTCCCTGTTCATCTGCTACCGCCTCTCTTGATTGTAGAAAGTCTAATAACTGTTCAACAATTACTACATCACGCCCGTCTATGTGATGGTGGTAATCACCTGCAAACGCTTGTATCTCTCTTATTACCTGTGCGCGTTCTGTCTGTTTAATAATGTTAAGCATAGAAATTACATTATTAACATCAGCCATTGGCGCGATTGTCCCGCTTTGCTTTATACGCTTCTACATCATCACGCTTGTAATAAACATTGCGCCCTGACTTCTCAACCCATGTAATTGTTTTACGGTGTTGGATCTGGCGTAAGTTGTTCATTGTGATCCCAAGGATCTCTGCGGTTTCTGCCGCGCTAATCAATCCATCAGTTACCATGGAAATGCCCCCTCATTGTTGTCTGTGCTTACTTTATTACTTTTTACCAAGCGTGGTAGCAATCCTATTTGGTCTGCCACAATTTCAAGACTTGTTTTCTCTTTGCCTTCTTTATCTGTGTAGGTGCTTTGCTTCATTTCACCTGTAACAATTACAGAATCACCTTTTTTAATTGCATCTACGGTTGCTTCTGCTTTTGCGCCAAACTGCACTACACGGAACCACATAGTTTCTCCATCTACCCACTGCTCACCCTGCTTTGATCGCGGTGTGTAAGCAACAGATAAAGTTACAAATGCTATGTTGTTCTTTGAAAACTTTAGTTCTGGTTCTTGTCCTACATTACCTTTAACTTGTATGTTCATTTAATCGCCTTCCATTAGTGTGCCAACTGTACCGTCATTATGTAATAAAACAATTCTGCCGTCTGGTAGGACTATGGGGGTTTTATCTGGTTCTTGCCATGAAGAAACCATAAATCCTTTATTCGTAGCCCACGCCGGATTACTGTGAATACTGTTTGTGCCTAAATTATGGCAACCGTGATGTACGCGCATTAAATTAGATGGCGTATCTTTACCGCCACGGGATTTAAGTTTGCGGTGGTGTAGCGCCATTGACTCCTGCTCTAGACCACCACACGCCTCACAATAGTTGCCGGCTCTTGCCGTAACTATTTCAACTACTTTCCTATCAATACCAACCACCCCTTAGATCCTTACCGGCTTTGCGCTTCCAAAATTCCCAAGCGCCGCAAGGCGTGTCATAGCGTTTATAGATATAACGCAATCCTGCCTTAATTTGAACCTGTGGATCTTTAGGGCGAACGGGATAACCATAATTTACCCAAGTTGAATTGAGAAATTGAGGAATCCCAAATGCTGTGCTTTTTGGATTAGCCGCATGAGATCGCCAGCCGCTCTCTTTGTGCCAGAGCAAATCCAGACACGCAAATTCACGCTTTGGATTGTCCCATTGTTTAGTTACAAGGTGCTTAGCAAATTCTTTTGGAGCCATAGCCCGTATCACTTGTTCTTGTGTTTTAAACGGTGCTTGTGCTTCTGCGCTAGGCACTACAACAAATCCAACCGCAAGCGCGACTACTAAAAGGATTTGTTGAATACTTTTCAGGCTTTAGCCTTTGGCTCCTTTAGTACAACAGCCGCAGGCGTTTGCGCCCCATACCCAACTACCGCATTGTTTACAGCGATTTACCATTTGGTCCATGATTTACCCCTTTCAGGTTATTGTTTGGACTGAATTATTTTACCGTGTATTTGGCGGCTAAAGGGTGATCAAACACCTTTGAATGGGTTTTGCCGTTTGGCTCTAGTAATACAATTTCACGCCACATACGGCATGAACCGTGATCTACAAAGCGGTTGTAAGCATTTACCGCGTCTATGGCGTTCTTGAATTTGCGTGTAAAAGTTACGGATCCATCTTCTACAACTTGTAACATAAATTCATAATCTTCTTTATCAAACATTTTGCTACCTTTCCTCTGAATAATTTATGGTGTGCTTACATTGTGCGCACAAAACATCTTGATCTACATTGCCCCAATCGTCAGTTTGTAGATCTTCTTCCCATACAGCATTACAAGTCTTGCCTTCTAAATCGCAATCCTCACAACGCTCTTTACACACTATTTCCCGTGTAATAGTTTCTGAATAGATCCCTGAACCCATCATTGAAAAACCGGGGGTCATAGCCTTAGCCAAATCTTTTCAAACCACGCCACAATCCAAGCAATGATTTTGTCCCAATCCCAAGTTAGATCCAGTTCTTCATCAAGAATAGAAGTTACGGTTGCTGTATCACTTAGAACTGTCGTTGTTGTAGTTTCCGTTGTAACCGTTGCTGTATCTACTTTGGTTGTAACTGTTGCTGTGTCTGTTTTTGGGGTTTGTATTGGCGTTGGTGCAACTGGCGCAGGTTCCGGTGTAATAACCGTAAAACGCTCAACCGTTACAATTGGTTGAGGTGTGGGCGCTGATGGCTGTGCAACTGGCGCAGGTTGTGTTCTAGAAATAACCCATTCATTAGTTGCCGCCTCATGTTTGACTTCTGTGTTTGGATTGTTGTTGCCAATCCCATAATGAACTCCAACACCTTGAAGCACATAGCGTTCACCGGATCCAAGGGTAAGGCGTGAGTATGTAGATCCTTCTCCACATGTAGCCGCGTCACACATGATTGCTCCGCTTATGGCGTTGCCTTGTGCATCAACTTTCACATAAACATCTGCACTTGCTGTTTGTGCTGATGCCAACGCAATAACTAATCCAATAATTAAGCGCTTCATGGTGTTACCACCAAATCAATCATGGCTTTGCATGATCCATAACCGTAAAAATTACCCGGCATGTTGCCTACAAAACAAACATCTCTAGTTGCATAGGTAAAAAGACTCATTATTAAGCCAACAGTCACCCATAGAACTACCCAACCGCGTGTAGTTAGTTTCATACGCATGTTCTTTCTTCTTGAACTTTGCGTACGGCTAGAACCATAGCGCCCGGAACTGATGCTTCAACTAATTGAAGTATCTGCTCACGCTGTAATGCGTTGATCATTGACTTGCTTTTATTGGCAGGGATCGCAAAATCCTCTTTGTCAATAAACATTTCTACTTTGAACTTCATTACTTTGCCTCCTGTTGTTTTTCGCACCAGCGACACATGCCAGCGCGTTTGATTTGAATTGGTGTGTGCGGCTCTG